GACGCCTGCCAAGTCGGCGCGCTCACGCAGGGCGTTGACTCTGCGGGCGGACCTACGTCCACATACACCTACGGGGCGGAGGTTGCCTGCGGGGTGAACACGCATCCTGGCAGGGGCATGGGCCGCTTCTACGATTCGGACGGCACCTACTGGAACGCCGACGCAGAGATTCGCCTGCCGCTCGGAACGACTATCGCATTCTCAAGCCGCGTGCGCCTGACGAAGCGCATGGGCACGGCCGTGACGAACGTTGACTATGACCTCCTGCGCGTTCCCGAAGTGGGCGTCTCCTGCATCGTCCTCTACTGTCGGGCGGTGAGTACCTAATGGCCGGCGGCTTCATGACCATGCGCGTGATCGGCGACGACGTACTCGTGGCGAAGCTCGAAAAGGCTATGGCAGCGACCGTCATCATGCAGCCGACTGCGCTTCAACAGGCTGGCCTGCTAGTCGAGCGACGTGCCAAGCAAATCGTGGTCGAAAAGGACATTATCGACACCGGAAACTTGTTCGGAAACATTCACATAGGAGAACAGACCGCGAACTCAATCGAGATTGTGTCAGACCCTACGGGTGAGGACGGTCAGGGATACGCGGTGTTCAACGAATACGGCACGTCAAAGATGGCGGCGCGTCCATACATGCGCCCTGCCCTTGACGAGTCCAAGCCCGAGATTGAGAAGCTGATAGGTACGATGTTCATGGCCAAAGTCGGAGCGGTGCTCAGTGGGCTTTGATGACACCGTATACGCCGCCCTGTCTGGCGTCTGCTCAGGACGCCGTTACCGCCTCGAAAGGCCCGCAAGCCCTACCTACCCTCTCGTGGTCTACGCGCTCGTTTCTAACCCCCGTGAGCAGTGTTTCGGCAGTACGCAGGCGGTGGCCGTGTCGCACCCGCGCTATCAGTTCACGGCATGGGCAGAAAACCAAGCCGACGCGGACACGACGATTGCCGCAGTCATCACAGCACTGCGCGCTATGACGGTGCCCGTCTCAATCGTCAACGAGTACCAGCTACGTGAACCCGAGGCGGGTCTGTACCGCCGTGACCTAGACGCGGTGATTACACATGCAGGTGAATAGCCGAGACCTGATTGCGAACCTCCTAGCAATCAGAACGACCGTCGACAACACCCTGCGCCTGCTCAACGGCGTTGAGGAACAGCCGCAGGCATCGAGCGACCCCGCACTCTGCGGGCATCCGAACAAGAAGGCGATGCTGGGCGGACATTGGTTCTGCCCAGACTGCGAGACAGAAGGAAAGGACGAGGCATGAGCAAGGCACACGAAGCCGTCAAGGGCGTGTCCTACCTGTCCGGCGGCAAGTGGTGCGTTGCTGCTGCCGGCGACCTCATTGAGATAGACGATGAGCAGGTGGACGGCGCGGCCAAGCGCGGCGTAATCAAGTCGCTCAAGGCGACGACCAAGAAGGAGGTGGGCAAGTGACTCGCTACAGTTCCGCCGACTTCGGGTTCCTGACCATCGGCCAGTACAACCTTACGAGCATCACGACAAAGCTTACCGAGACGCAGGGACGCGAGCCTGTTGTGTCCACTCCCTACGGGGTCACGGCTCCCGAGTATCTCGCTGGCGTCATGCGCACATACGAAATGTCCGCCTCAGACGGCTGGTATGACGACGCGACGAACAGCGTCAACGCCGCCATGGTGGACCTCACTGCTGGTGAGAATGTGATGATTATCGCGTCTCACGGCAACACCGCTCCCGCAACCGGCGTTGGCAAGACGGTCACGGCCACAGACGGCGTGCAGAAGACCAAGTATACCCGCGACGATGCTGTCGGGGAATACGCAAAGGCGAACTTTGAAGTAGTGGTTTCTGGTGCCGTCGATATCAACGCGAAGTTGGTAGCAGAGCTTGCCGCCAGAGACGATGCCGCTACAACCGCCGCAACCTATCTCAACTGGGGCGCAGACGGTGCCGCTGGTGGGCGTGTATACCTTGTCGTCACATCAATCACGTGGGATACGCAGACCTCGCTCACAATTGCACTACAGGACTGCAACACGTCTGACGGCGTCTACGCGGACCACACCACGTTTACGGCTATTGCTTCGCCAGCTACCGGCGCGTCTGAGATGAAGGCACTCGCAGCCGCAGCAATTGAGCAGTACACGTGCGCGACATTCACATTTGCTGGCGGTGCTGGCGGACATTGTACCGCCGCTGTAGCCGTCGTATACGACTGAGAATAGGAGCTAAGTAATGGCAAAATATGGGAGCAATTCAGTAATCATCGAGTTCGAGAAGGCGGATAGCGTCGGGTCTGCCGATACCGTCATGACGCCATATATCACGAAGTTCGGACCACTCGACAAGATTCGCGAGGGTGTTGTCTCTACCCCGTTCGGTGTGTCTGCCCCTGAATACCTCGCTGGAGTGCTCACCGACTATGGCGAGTTCACCATCGAGGGTTTCTACGATGACACGGCGACTACGGGACCGAACGCCGTCTTCGGCAGCGTCAACACCGTGCCTCGTTACTGGAAGGTAACGTGGGGCGGCGGCAAGTACACCTCTGGCCGATGCCTCATCACGAAGTACGAGCGTGGCGACGAGGTCGGCGGCTACATCACCTACTCTGTCACCTGCCGCACTACGGGCACGATCACCGAGGCGTAACAACCGTTTCCAATTGACAACTACACTTCGCGAGATGCGACGAAAGGACCCGAGATGAGTCTGTGCTCACTGACGACCCGTAAGCTCTTTGTGCCCCATGAGGCGCGCGAGAAAGACGACAAGGAAAACATCCTCGATGGCGAGTGGATTGAGATTCGCCCGATGTCTGCTAAGCGCCTGCACCTCATGACGCTTGAGGCTAAGCGCATGGCGCGTGAGTCTCTGGCGGAAGACGAGGCGGACACGGACGCTGAGGGGTTCGCGCTCAGCTCCGTGCTTCTGCGCGAGGCTATCGTCTCGTGGAGTTATGACGCGCCCGTCACGCCGGATAACGTTGATGACCTCGACATTGCGACCACGACGTGGCTTGTCGGCGAAATCAATGGGGTACCAGAGGTCCCTTTGTCGAGTACGCCCGACTTGAGCGAATCCTCAGCGGAGACGGTGGAGATTGCGTAGCTCCATACGGGTGGGCAGTAAGTCAACTGTGCGAGGTCTTCGGGTGCATGCCGAGCGAGCTTGACCGCGAAGACCCGCGTCTGCTGAGCCGCATCATGCAGCTCCGTGGATACGCGAACACGAGAGACGCGATGCGCAGTGAAAAAGAGCGCGAGCGGGACCACAAGTACGCCACCACGCAGAGTGATACAGCCAAGCTAGTCGCCAAGGTCCAGTTCATGGTCCAGCGCGGCATGACGGACGACGAGATAGGAGCGGCAGAGTAATCGAGGCGGGTCAGGTCGTTATCAGGCTAGTAACCGACTCCAGCGGCGCTATCGCTGGTTTCGGTGCTGCCGCTGCGTCGGCTAAGTCGTTCTCACAGAAGATGAGTAGCGTGGGCTCTACGCTCACGCGCTCTGTCACGTTGCCCATCGCTGCCCTCGGCGTGGCTAGCGTCGTCATGGCCGTTGACTTTGACAAGTCCATGACGAAGATTGCCGCTCTCGTCGGTGCATCCGACGCGCAGATGAAGACCTATCGCTCGTCTGTGCTGCAAATGGCAAAGGACACGGGGCGTGCACCGAAAGAACTTGCCGATGCCCTGTACTTCGTCACATCGTCAGGATTCAAGGGCGCGTCTGCCCTCAAAGTCTTGACTGCCTCGGCGAAGGCGTCTGCCGCTGGCCTTGGGGATACGAAGGTCATTGCCGACGCCGTCACGAGCGCCCTGTCTGCTTATGGCGAGCAGAACCTATCCGCATCCAAGGCAACGGACATCCTCCTGTCCGCTGTCCGTGAAGGTAAGAACGAGCCGGAGGAACTGGCAGGCAGCATCGGCCGCGTGATTCCTGTCGCTCAGGCCATGGGCGTGTCGTTCGGCGAGGTTGCTGGTACTATCGCCGCCCTGTCGCTCAACGGCACCGATGCGAATGAGGCCGTGACGCAGATTGTCGCGGGCCTGTCTCAGTCCATCAAGCCGACGAAGCAGGGAGCCGAGCAACTAAGCAAACTAAACATGACTTACGCCGACCTTCGGGCTCAGATCAAAGACAAGGGCCTTATCGAGACGTTCAACGATCTCAAGACGGCATTCGGCGGAAACGTCGAGTCCATCGCCAAGGTCTTCGGGAACATCCGGGCCCTGCGCGGCGTCTTGACCCTCACGGGCGTCGGTGCCGAGAAGTACGAAGGCATCATCAAGCGCGTCTCTGCGGCCCAGGGAGACACGAACAAGGCGTTCGGCATCGCCGCTCAGTCGCCCGCCCAGAAGTTCGCCGTTGCGCTCGCAAAGCTCAAGGTTGCCGCGATTCAGATGGGCACGGCGCTGACTCCGATTGCGTTGCAGATTGCCGGTGCCCTTAGCAGCATCGGCGAGGCGTTCAGCGGACTGAGCGACAGCGGACAACGGGCCGTCTTGGTCATCGCTGGTATTGCTGCCATGGCTGGGCCACTTCTGCGGACGGCGGGAGCGGCGGCACAACTCGCAGGAGCACTGCGCGGCGCGTCTACGGCCACGGCAGCAGGGGCGGCCGCAGGTACAAGCACAGGCGCGGCGGCAGTGCTTGCTGGGCTTGTGGCGATGATTCCTGCTGCTGCCATTTCGGCTGCCCTTGCGACAGCAATCGTCATCGGTACCAAAGAG